GCCAAGGTCATCGTCCCCTATCGTCGCGATAAGCCCATCCGCATCGGCCCTATGACAGTTCACCACGGCATCGGCAGCGACCTGACAAAGATGGGCATGTTCTACGGTTCGGAGGGTGGTCTCTTTATGTGCGGTCACGGCCACACTGGCTACCAAGTCAACCTGCCCAAGTTTGGACGCGGGGCGGCTTACATGTCCCCAGCCCTAGCTCGCCTTGAAGACTTGGAATACTCCGAGAACACCCTTTCCGCTGCCAAGCATAATAACGGGTTCATTGCCGGCTGGTTTAAGGGAGACGAGTGGAAAGCATGGATTATCCACCGCATCGGTGACGGCAAGTGGTACTGGCAGACGGACATCAAGACTTTTACCCCATGAGCGCTAACCCACGACCACGCTGGCAAATCTACATTGGGTACGGAGACGACGGACAAGTTCGGTATTACTTTGAGAACACCGACCCAGATTATCTTGGGGAACGTAAGCCCGGCATTTCCTATGGTCGCTCAATCCTCTACAAAGGACGAAACTTTGTCTACAAGCTCAAGGCCCACGACGCCATCGAGTATTGCATTGGCCTTAATGCCGAAGACAAAGTCAAACCAAGCAATCCAAACGCCACCGCCTTAGGGATGCGAAGAGGATAACCCATGAGCGCTAATCCTGGCACGAAGAAGGTCGACCCGCTCCTGGCTCAAGTCATGGCGGCTATCCACCGCAAAATCGACGCCGTCCCCGAGGGCTTTAGAACCATTGACGATTGGGCCAAGCATTGGGGCGTCTCGCGTACCATGGCGACAAAGTACGTCCACAAGGCGGTCGAACTTGGCATTATGGAAACTAAAAAGTTTCTGACCCTTTGCCGACGGGACGCCCGACCCTACCCGACCGCCCACTATCGGGAAGTTAAGCCCCCTAAGGCTAAATAACCTTTACACCCCTCGGCGACGGGGTCAAAAGTCGCCATCCCATGCCACCTCCCACGCCTACGTCGGTCATCGACACGGAACGCTTCCTGCTCGGCGCGTGTATCCGTGAGGGCGTTGACCTACCCGGCAACCTTCGTCCCTGCCACTTTGAGGAGCCAGCCCTAGCCCAAGTTGCCAACGCCGTCCACCGCCTCGCTACGGCTGGCAAGGGTGTCGACGAGCTAACGGTTTCCGCCTTTCTTGCGGAGATTAGGGGCAACTATTCTACGCACGAAGTTAACTCCCTGACCGCCGAGGTGGGCTTTGTGGCCCTTAATCCGACATGGGCAGAGGCAATCGTCAAAGCGTCAAAACTCCGAAACATCACAAGGTCTGCCGAATGGATCGCCAACGCGGCTAAGAACGGCAACGACCCCGACTTCCTTCGCGTCTCTTTGGAAGAGATGCTGCAAGAGGAAGAAACACTTGCCCCCGCTGCCAACGCCGACCCATCGACCGAGTACTTTGACCTAGACGCCATGCTGAAGTTTGACCCCAAGGCTGACCAGACCGTCCTGATCGGAGCCGAGCGTCGCTGGATTTGCAAAGGCTACCCCTTTCAGATTGTGGGCTTCTCGGGCACAGGGAAGTCGTCCTTAGCCGTACACCTTGCCGTACATTGGGCACTTGGCAAGGCCCCCTTCGGACTAAAGCCCGTCCGACCGCTCCGCGTCCTTATGGTGCAATCCGAGAATGACTTCGGCGACGCAGCTGAAGGGTTAATCGGGGCGACCGTCAAACTGGTCGAGCCTGAGCGTCGGGCGCTGAAGGAGAACTTAATCTTCGTCCGCCAGTCCGCAAAGATGGGTTTCGCCTTTGTCGAGTACCTAGGGCAGATGGTCGAGAAGCATAAGATAGACCTCATCATCGCCGACCCGCTCCTGGCGTACGCGAACTTCGACATTGCCGACCAAGCCGAGACGTCGGCCTTCCTCCGAGGGCAGGGAGGGGTTTTTGAGATGCTCCAGCGCACTAAAGCAGCCTTGCTGTATATGCACCACACCACGAAGCCCAAGTCGGCTGACGATCTGGACGGCATGACGCCCCAGCAACTTGCCTACCTCGGGGCCGGCTGCGCCGAGTGGGTTAATTTCGCCCGCGACTCGGGCTACCTGTTCCGCACAAAGGCCAATACCTCGGATGGTCGGGCCGTCTACCGCTTTGGCTTCTCCAAGCGACAGTCCCGCTCGGGCCTCAAGGATGCCTCCGACCGCTTTGCGTCCCACGTCAACCTTTGCCATGCCGAGGACGGTTCCATCCGCTGGGAGTATGCTCCCCCAGCCATGGAGGACAGCCCGCCTTCCCAGAACCCCCTTTCCAGCCCCGCCAAGGGGTCGCCAAGGCGTTTGTAGTCCCGACCAAGGGACAGACAGCCTTAAAGCCCAAAATGACCGCAGAAACAATCCTAGGGGGTAATCTCTTGACTTACGAGGACAGTCTAATAGACAAGGTAATAGACAGTCCTTTATCGACCGCTTTATCAAACCGTTAGGGGGACAAATACATTGAAGTCCCCCACCCAGAAGCCCTAGCCCTTTCGCTACGCTCGGGCGGTCTCTGGGTTTAAATACAAAAGGCAAAGAAATTTTCCACCACCAACCATGAACGACAGCACCAAAACTCGCAAACCTCGGCGATTAACGAGAGACGAAATTATTAAAACCAAAGAGCGCTACCGCGAGATGTGGGAAGCTAATCGTCCCAGGATGTTACGCCTTGCCGAATTAGGCCGAAAGGCCGTTATCCAAAGACACGAACAAGACAGGCTTTGGATGAAGGAATGGTTGTCCAATCAGCCCGGGTATTTCAGCCGAAGCCAACTTCGCGACATCATTGAACAGGCTAAAAGCCGCAGTTCACAGCCAGTTCTCATCAAGACCGAGTCGTACATCAAGACCATGATCCGTTACGGATACATCAAGTTCGAGGATGACTCGATGCTTTGGCGCAATAACTTTTCCAACCGATGAGCGAAGAAATCGAAGGATTTACCGAGGAAGAACTCGAATACATCAGCGAACTTGAGGAGCGTTATCCGGCCGAGTGGACGGACTTCAGGTTCGATTGGTACAGGTCAAAGATGAAGCAGGAGGTTTTGACCGTAGAGTTCATTGAACAATTCTTTAAATGGAATGCAGAGTATATTCCAACGCGAGAGGCCGTCTTGCGTGAATGGCCTAGGAAAATCCCCAAGGGTATGGTCTTAGAACTTTGCCACCGGGCCATAGCACAAAACCCCAATCAACTGATGTGTACGCCTCAGTCGTTCTTTAATTGGCTTAAGGCAAACAACTACCTCATCAAGCATAAGCGCTACTGGCATAACGACTATTCCAAAGATTAATCGTTGCGAGCGTTTGCAGCGGCGGCGGTTTTGGTCTTATTGCGTGAAGCGTGCCTGAACCGTCGCCTCTTGCCAAGCGTCGATGGGCTTCCCTGTCGAGAGACGAGAAGGCCCGGCTGATTGCGTCTGGCCTGTACGATAGGCGGGGCAACCTGTTGGACTCTCTCGGTGAGGATCGCGTGAACGACAACAGGGGCGGGGACATGCGTATCACTTTTAAGCCCACGGTCACGTCACCGTCGGCGCTGTCCGAGGTGATAGAAGCAGAAGAGAACCTGGACAACTTAGTGGGCCACATCAGACGCGGTGAAATGCTGGACGGATTGCGTCGAGTGTTCGATGTGTTGCTTGATGGGATGGATGAGTCGAGCGATGGTGAGATGCGACTGCGTGCTGACGTCATCCGCATCGCCATCGGTGAGGGCGACCCACCAACAATGACTGCCCTTGCTCGGCGTCACGGCCTCGGCAAGACTGCGGTCTCTTTGCGTTGCCGCAAGTTGCTTAAGCAGTTGGGCATTGAGCCTTCGCGGTTCATGCGACCAGAGGCTAGTGTGCGCGTGATGCGGGCGAGTTATCGCGTGCGTGAGGTGCTTAACGCCACCCCCGCCACCCCCGGTAAGGAGTCTCCTAGAACGGGTCAGCAATCTTCCACGCGGTCGCGACCTCGTTAAAAATGCACAAAAACCCTCATTTTTCGCATAGGACGCTGTCCCGACTGCCATGAAGCTTACAGCCAACCAAATCTCCAACCACTTCGGCTTTGGAATTACCCGCGCTAAGGCACTGATTAAACTCGGCATGCCCACGACGACGATCGCGGAAGCGACAGCCTGGAGAGACGCCCGCTTGCTCCGCAGTAAACAGGGTGGCGTGGCCCAACGCGTCACCTCCGCTGCCGACTCTATCGACACTACCGACATCAATCCCGACGACTCTTTCCAGCAGACTGTCGAGCGTCACCGCGAACTGAAGGAAGCCTCCCGACTCCGCTTTGTAGCGGCTGCCGAGGCCGGCGAACCGTCTCAAAAGAAACTCTACGAGATTTATCAGAACGTCGTGAAGACTCTGGTGACCTTAGAGCGGGAAGCCTTAGCCCGCCGCATTGACTCCAAAAAACTGGTCGAGTCGTCCCTGGCGTTGGAGCGTTTTTGGAAGGTGCTGATGGAGGTCAAGGCCGACATGCAGTCGTTCGGGCTGGAGGTGGCGACCAAGGCAAACCCAGAGAACCCGCAGATTGCGCTCGCCGCGTGCAACACCAAAGCCGACAAGTTGCTTGAGAAGTGGTCGAAGCTCGCCGAGGCCGCCGACTCCGAAATGAGCGAGCAGGAAGTAACGGAAGCCGAAGCCCCAGACTTATCTTCCCTCGACATGCCTTTTGACGCGGAGGCCGGCGAATGACCGGCACAGGTTTCGAGTCGTCGCTCCGTTCGGTGCTGGCCCCTGACCCGCATCGCAACCCGATTGACTTCCTAGAGGCCAACGTAAAGCGGATACCTTACTCCCCCAAGGCGGGGGCTTTCCGTGTCGAGAACACGCCACACTTGCGGGAACCGTTGGAGGCTTGTGCTGACCCGACTGTGCTGGAACTTGGCATCCAGGGGTGCGTCCAGTCTGGGAAGTCATGGACGATTGAAGGGCTGTCGTGCATGATCCCTGTCCTTTTCCCCGGCCCAACGCTTATCCTCCAAGCCCGCGACAAGGACGCGGTGAACTACGTCAAGACCCGTTTGTCCCTGCTTTGGCAATCCATCCCAAAGGTGCGGGATATGCTCTCCGCCGACGGCGTGACGAAGGACGGCACCATAATCTTCAAGGGCAACACCTGCTGGGTGGACGGGGCGAACAATTACAAGAACCTGCAAGGAAAATCTATCCGTTATTTGCTTTGCGATGAAGTTTGGCAGTGGAACCCCGGTGCCATCAAGGACGCCCTGCACCGCGTCACGGCGTACAAGTGGCAGTCGAAAGCTGTCCTTGTATCCCAAGGCGGGACGGAGGGTGACGACTGGTCAACGTGGTTCGGGACGACCGACAAGCGGATTTACCAATTCACCTGCCCCGATTGCGGAACGCTTCAGGGCTGGGATTGGGAGAACATTATTTTCCCCGAAAACGCCAAGCGGGAGAACGGTGGCTGGAACTTGGACAAGGTCGAGTCGGGGACGAAATACAAGTGCAAGTGCTGTCCTGCGACGTTCAACGACAACGTAGCGACGCGGGTCGATATGAACAAGGCAAGCCGCTATGTCGTGACGAACCCCAACGCTCCGTCCTTCCGTCGCGGCTATCAGTACGGCGCTCTGTCCATGCTCGACCTTGGCCTGTCGTGGGGGCAGTTGGCGGTCGAATGTATCGAGGCCAAGCGGTCATACGAAGAGACGGGCAATAATGTCTTACGCCAGGAGTTCGTGCAGAAACGTCTTGCCCTGACTTGGAAGGAAGAGGCCGACGAGGTGCAAATGACGGCGACGAGCGGGGACTACAAGTTGGGCGAGGACTGGGGTGACGAGGGAGGCTTTGTCACGGTCGTCGACAAGTACAACCGCCCACGGACGCGGCCTGTCCCCGGCCCGCAGCTCACGGACGAGATGCGTCGGTCGTCGTCGTTTGTGCGGATGCGTTTCCTTTCCGTGGACGTGCAGAAGGCTGGCATGTATTGGGTCGCCCGATCGTGGGACGGCTTGGGCAACTCTCGGCTGCTTGGTTGCGGGTATCTGATGACGTGGGCCGAAATCGAGTTGACGCGTAAACGGCTACATGTCGACCCTGCCAACACCTTCGTCGACATCGGCAACGAGCGGGATAAGAACCTTGCGGTTTGTGCGACCTACGGCTTTGTCGGGACGCGAGGCGACCAACGCAACGAGTTCTCATGGGTCATTGAAACCCCGATGGGTCGCAAGACGGAGACCCGCCCCTACGACACCCCGAAGATTGAGTCGGCTGCCGGCAAGAAGGTGAAGGTCTTCCACTTCTCCAACCTCCGCCTGAAGGATACCCTTTCCCTGCTCATCCGCAAGGGGCGTCACACTCGGGCGGCTGACGTCCCCGACGACTACCTTGCCCAGATGCAGTCCGAGAAGCGGAACGTCCACAACGGCAAGCCCATCTGGGAGCCTATCGCCGAGGGTCGAGCCAACCACTTGTTTGACTGCGAAGTGATTGGCATCCTCCCGGCCCTGGCGTGGCGACTAGTCGGTTCCGCGTCGTCGCTCGTTGAAGGCGAAGAGGCAACGGAGAAACCTACCGAGTGATTGGACTGCCGCCCGCCATTGTCTGGCTCGCAACCTCGGCATGGGATGCGATGGCCGACCTACCCTCGGTCGCTTCCCCTCGTTTTTTAATAGGTGATGCGAGGGTAGCCCTTTGGACTGCCGCCCGACTTCATGGCCGACAGTATCCGTCCGACAGGGTGTCTTCTCATTTTCTCCACGTCTCAACTCGAGGCGATGAAGGACGGACAATTCACGTCAATTTCAGGCAACAAGGTCATGCTTTCCTACTCGGACAGCGGGACGACCGTGACGAAGCAGTTCGCCATGGACACGCGCACCTTCCTTGTGGAGCTGCGTCACGCCCTACAAATCCGCGACCCCAACCGCTACGGCGCACGCGACACCGTCCGAGTCTACAACGGCTTGTGGACGTTCCGCGGTCTCTAATCTCCCATGCAAAAGAAGAAGCCAAGTCCCCGTAAATCAACCGCTTCCGACGCCAAGTTAAAGGCTAAGAAGAACGGACTGAAGGCCCGAGCCGACGGCATGGGCGGGGCTTACGGTGGCGGGTCTGGCGTCTTCTCGCAGTTTGAAGGGGCCAAGTTCAGCAACAAGCGGGAGTGGATCAACACGCCCTACCCGGCAGACTTCAAGAAGGTCATGTCGACCTTCGACCGCCAGGAGTTAACGCGCAAGATGCGCTGGCTGTCGGTCAACAGTGGTCTCATCCGCCAGATGGTGAACGATAACCGCACCTATTCCGTCGGAGCAGACGGCCGCCGGCCTCACCCGCAGAGCAAAGACCACAACTGGAACCGCATGGCTTTAGAAGCCTTCCTTGAGTGGGCAAACCACCCTTGCGAAATCACGGGACGCTACAATTTCTGGGAAGTGCAGGGGCTTAACAGTTCCAAAATCGACATCGACGGAGAGTTGTTTAACCTAAAGACATCCTTTACGGATGGTCGCCCTGCCCTGCAAATGATTGAGGCCCACCGCGTGGGCAACGTCAACCAGCCGGGCGGGACTGCCGAGGGCCTTTCAGACGGCATACTTTTTAACAAGTTCGGGGCCGTGGTCGGTTATTCAGTCATCCGCTCGGACGGCACGTCGCGGATTATCCCTGCCCAGTCTATTATGCACGTCTACCACCCCGAGCAGGTTTCGGGCGCACGTGCTTACAGCCCACTCCAGCATAGCATCAACAACGTCGTCGACGTCCTCGAAATCCTGTCTCTGGAGAAGGTCGGGGTAAAGTCGAACGGTGACATAGTTCGTACTATCACTCGCGAGGGTGGTCAGTTTGCTGGCGACATCGCCGACTTTGAGGCTTTCGGCATGAAGCCGCAGGACTACCCGAACGGCGTCTACAACAACCCGAACGAAGTCGGCTCCTTTGTCGGCGGTAAAATCCTAGCCCTTGCCCCTGGCGAAGAGCTAAAGTCCTTTGAGTCCCAGCGTCCAAACGCTACCTTTAACGGATTTATTGACCACGTTGACCGCGACTCGACCCTAGGCAACACGCCCTACGAGTTCACCGTCCGCCCTGACGCCGCTGGTGCCGGGATGCGTCTTGTTACCGCCAAGGCTGATCGCGGTTTCCAAATGCGTGGCGCCGTTCTAGACACCCGCCTGAATAATCAGGTCTGGGCGTACGTCATCGGGACGTTTATCGCCAACGGCACGCTCCCCCCGAACGACGAGTTCCACAAGGTTGCTTGGATTGGGCCTCGCCGCATCACGGTTGACGCGGGCCGCGAAGCCTCTGCCAACCAGAAAGACATCTCCATGGGTCTCAAGACCCTCACGGAACACTTCTCCGAGTTGGGCACGTCCTACGAAGTCGAACTCGACCAACGCATTGCCGACGCAAAGTTGGCAATCGATAAGTCCAAGGCTGCGGGCGTCCCGCTGTCCATGGTCTGGAAGCCCGAAAACACCTCCACTGCCGACATCGACGCGGCTGGAACCGCCGCCCCTACGGACGGCTTTAAACCCCTTTAACAATCGCCCCCATGAAGTCCCTCTCGAAAGCCTACGCCAACAACCGCCCGCTCCTCATTCAGCCCGCCGTGGCTAAGGAGTTCTTAGCGTCCTGCGCTCAAATCTCTATCCCTGCCGGTGCTAAACTCGCCGACATGGGCGAGATGTTGGAAACGATGTTCGGCAAGCGTCCGACCCTTGAGGTCTTCCCGCCTTACGCCATCATCCCAGTCAAGGGCGTCATCGGCCGCAATCTCTCCGAGCTGGAGTCGTACTGCGGTGCCGTTGACTTAAAAGACGTAGAGGAAATGCTGGAGGCCGTTGAGCGTGACGCCCGCGTCAAGACCATCATCTTTGCCGTCGACTCCCCTGGCGGAACGTCGGTCGGCGTCCCTGAACTCGCCAACCGCATCCGAGCATCCAAGAAGCAGACCATTGCCTTTACCGACTCGGAAGCTTGTTCAGCTGCTTATTGGCTAGCCTCGCAATGCGAGCAAGTCATCTCCACGCCCTCGGCCTCGGTCGGTTCGATTGGCTGCTACATCGCCTACCTCGACGAGTCCCAAGCCTACGCCGACGAAGGCCTGAAGGTAGACGTCATCAAGTCTGGCAAGTTTAAGGGCGCCGGCATTCCCGGCACGTCCCTCGACCCCAATCAGAAAGCCATGCTTCAGGAAGAGGTCTCCGAGATCCACGAAGAGTTCAAGGCCGCCGTTAAGGCCGTCCGCACCTTTGCTTCCGACGATGCAATGGAAGCCAAAATCTACTCGGGCAAGAAGGCCGCTGAAAACGGTCTAGTGACCGGCATTGTCAACGGCTTTGACGAATTGATGGAGTCGCTCGATAAGACGGTCGCCGAGCAGATGGAAGCGGACGAGGACAACGACGCCCGCGAAGAGGAAGCCGAGGAAGGCGAAGAAGGCGAGTCTGACGAATACGCCAAGCACATGTCGGCCGCCCAGCGTGCCGTCGGCAAATCGCTCCTTTCCTCCCTGTCCAAGCAGTCCCTGAAGGTCACCATCGAAACGGACGAAGACGAAGACGAGAAGGACAAGGAAGATAAAGCCGAGGAAGCCACCCCCGACCCCGAAGAGAAGGCCGAGCAAAGCGACTCTGCCGAGGACGAGAAAAAGGACGGCGAACCTCCCCAGGCTGACATGAAGTCCGAGGATGACGAAGACGACAAGGATCGCGAGGACGGCGACTACGAAGCCAAGAAGCACGCTGACTCTGGCGAGAAGGCCGTCGACACCGACGAGAAGCACGACCGCAAGGACGCCCCTCGTCACCGCACTGGCTCCAAAATCTCCTAATTGCTGGACTGCCGCCCACCTCTCAAGATGACGCTCGAACAGTCCCTGACCGCTCTCAAGTCTGCTTTCACTGGCAAGACCTCCGAAGTGGAAGCCCTTAACGCTTCACTCTCTGCTGTTACCGCTAAGGCTGACGCCTTGTCCTCGGAAGTCGTCACCCTCACCGAGAAGCTCGCCGCCGCTTCGGCTGCCGCCTCTGAGCGTGACGCCCTTGCCGCCAAGGTCGAAGCCCTCGCCGCTTCTCTGGCTTCTGTTGAGGCCGCCAAGGTTCAGGCCGAAGCCTCTATCGAGTCGGTCGGTAAGAAGGCCGCGTCGATCGTTGCCGCCGCTGGTGCAACCCCTGTCGAAATCGCCCCGGCTACTGAAGCCGCGTCGAAGTCCACGGACGACCTCTGGAGCGAATACTGCTCCATGGAGCCTTCCAAGGAAAAGACCGCCTTCTACAACAAGCACCGTTCGGCCTTCATTGCCGCTAAGGTGTTTGCCGGCGCCTCTAAGTAAAACCCTTTCAACCCCCAATAATCACTCCCCCTCATGGCTACTAATAGCGTTCTAAATCAGGGCCTCGCCCCGCAATTCGTTGCGGCCGAAACCCTCCGCACCCTCGTCCCGGTTCTCCAGCCGCTCAAGAAGATTGCCGTCACCGACTTCGGTTCCTACGTGTCCCGCATCGGTAACGTCGTCCACACGCGTCTGGCTTCTCCGTTCACCGCTTCGACCTACGACCCTTCCACTGGCTTCGTCGCTCAGGCCGCCACGTCTACGGACGTTGCCGTCACCCTGTCGAACTTCACCTACGTCGACGTTGGCTTCACCGACAGCGAACAGAATGCAATCAGCCCTGAAATGCTGAAGCGCGTCTTCCTCGCTCCTCTGACCAACGCTGTCGCCAAGTCCCTCTTCGACTCGGTTCTCGCTCAGGCCACCGCTGCTAACTTCGCTACGGCTGCTTACAACGGCACCGCCGCTGGTTTCACTCGCGCTGGTGGTATCGTCCCTACGGTCACCGCGATGACCACGAAGAACCTGCCTTACGACAACCGCGCTGCCCTTATCAGCCCGGCCGCTTACGGCGCTCTTCTCGCTGACGCCTCGGTGGCTCAGTATTTGTCCATCGGTGACACGAAGGTCATCCGCGACGGTGGCGAAGGCAACGGCTACCTCGGCCGCATCCATGGTCTCGAGCTCTGGGAATACAACGGCTTCCCGACCTCGGGTACGGCTTACACGGAACACCTCCAGGGCGTGGCATCCTGTCAGGAAGGCTTCGTGATCGCAACCCGCGTCACCAACGCCCCTGTCACGGGTGGCGGCGTGCAGGAAACCATCACCGACCCGGACAGCGACTTCTCCCTCGCCTTCCGTCAGTACTACATGTGGAATGAAGGCAAAATGCACCTCAACATGTCGTTCATCAACGGAACGTCGGTCGGTAACCCTGACGGTCTCCTCCGCATCCTCATCAACGGCTAAACAGTCGGAGCCTTCGGGTTCCGCTTTTGAAGCCCTCGCTGCCTAACGGTGGCGGGGGTTTCTCTTTTTGGACTGCCGCCCACTTTCATGGGATTAATTCAGGACGAATGGGACAGCGACGCCGCCGTCATCCTTGGGGAAATCCCGAAGTCCGTTGTCGTGCGCCATACGCCCACTGGGACGCCTGTGACGTTCAACGTCCTCATGGGGCCTCCGATGGTGCAGCAGGACATGGAGACGGGTGGCTTCCTCAACTCGACCTCATTTGACGTTAAGTTTCTCAAGACTGACGCGGCGGCTCACCCTGGCTATGTCGTCTTCGGTAACCTCGTCACTTACAACGGTGGAAACTACCGCATCGTCGCCATCAACGACCGTCCCCCTTCGGCGTGGATTATTGTCCGCGTAGTGACGAAGGCCGGCCCCGCCTAATGGCCTACGTGTCTGCCGGCAACAACGTAAAGGTAGACTCGTCCATCTTAGACGCCCACCTCCGCGACTACGCAAAGGTAATGGGCAAAAACCTAGGGGTGGTCGTCAAACAACAGGCCGGGCTTTTCTGTAAGGACATGATTTCTTACACCCGCCCATTTGCCACTAAAAGGGGCGATGACGGAGCAACTGCTAAAGCCAAAGAAGTCGGCATTTCTAATGTCACTAAAGCGGTCTTTAAAGTCTTTCAGCCCCTTCAAAACGCCCTGCCTTCGGACATTGCCAACATCGGCTCCTTTGACGTCTTTAAGATGTGGGAGAAACGCAACGGCGGTTCAGATGCCAAGGGAAGGAAAATGCGCTGGACGCAATTTCAAGAGAAGTTTCGCGATGGCTCCCGCTCCCCTGCTTTTATCAACGGCGACAAGGCCGCCATGGAGACCCTCCACCGATCACTGCGCCAGGACGGCGGTAAAGGCCCGCTGTTCGGTTACGCTAGCAAATCCAAGCGTCCCTTCGCCTTCGTTGCCAAAGAGTCTGACATTGCCTCCTACGCACGCCAAAAGGCCAAGGACGTTGGCACCCTAAAGTCAGCCTATTGGTTCGCCGCCCAACGCATCGCCGAGAACATCGTTGTTCCCGCGTGGGCTAAACAGGCTGGCGGGGCTTCCAACGCCATCGCCGACAACAAAGCCAACCAACCCATGAAGCCCGAGGTGACTGTCGGCAACACCATCGGCAACAAACTAGGCAACCAGCGTTTCACTCAGGCCGCCCTAAATCACCGGGCCTTTGCCATGCGTAACGCCATGATGCAGGAATTAAAGAAGAAGAAAATCCCCCTTTGGCTGGCAACCGCCAAGGGCATGACCTCCGGCACCTCTCAATACTTCTCATGACCACCCTCTACGGCATCCGCACGATCGCGGAACAATCCCTGCTCGCTTGGTTTACCACCAATGCCAGCGGACTCCCTGACGTGCAAATCCACGCAGGTCAAACGGACGAAGTCCGCTCCGTCCCTATCGTCATCCTTCATGCGGAGTCGGCCCAAGCCCACCGCGACTTCGGCTACGTCAACCTAGGCAACTTCGAGCTGACGGTGAAAATCTACGTCTACTCTTCGGCCGACGACTCGACCCTTGCGGAACATCGCGCTCGCGTGGAAGCCGTCCAAGGCATCATGACCGACCTTGCCGGGCTTCAGGCCGCGTGGACTCAAGGCACCCTCTACTTCTCGACCATCGTCTCGGACGACGAAGGAGTGTCCGACCGCCGCTGGGGCAATGTCCTTACCTACACCCTAATCGGGGTCTACCCGCCCGCCTAAGCCCTCCGCTGGACTGCCGCCCCCCTTTAACTTAAAAGCCCATGTCTCTCCCCGTCACCTTCGGCGTCAGCCACAAGTTTGCCCTCTACGATACGGTTGCCTTCGTCACGCTTCAAAGCGACGACATTTCGACGAAGCCTACGCTTGACGTTGAAGTAATGGATGAGACGGGTGTTGTAATCACTGACCGCCTAGACGACAAGCGCTACGAAACCAGCCTTTCTGGCGTTCTCAAGACTGGTGCCTCCATCCCAGACGTTGGTCAGACCCTGACTTACAACGCCATTTCTTACATCATCAAACAGGTGGATGACGCGGGCACGAATAACGGCTTCCGCAAGGTCACCCTCAAGCTGGTTAAGTACCAGGGCATCGCCTAAGCCCCCTTAGGGCTTTCCCGCCGTGGCTTCCCGGTGGACACAGGCAGCGACGATACTGCCGCCGACCCTTGAGGTTTGCGGTCGTCGTCTTTTACCTTTTTGCCTTCGTCACCGCGTGGCGTTGGAGGCCATCGACTCGCCAATCCTTGACCTAAACAATCCTTTCGGCGCGTTAGACATTATCAAGGCCGTCCGCATTCTTTCGACTTACGACATCGACTCCATCGGCAACCCTTTGACCTTTCGTGAAGGTTATCATCTGAAGATGATGCAGATGAACTCCGAGCGCATCAAAGAAGAAGCGGCCAAGATTTTGATCTACATGACCGCTCAGTCCCTTTGGCCTCGCTTCTGGGAAAAGAAGTCTGCCTCTAAGGCCGACGGCATCCCTTGGCATTTGGCGGTAATTGCTTCATTAGTCCGCAACGGACATTCAACGATGGATGCCTGGACAATGCCGGAAGCCGAAGCCATCTGGTTACACATTGCCCACATCAAGGCCGCTGGTGCTGAAATCGATGTCGTCTCCGACAAGGAGTGGGACGCCATGGAAACCTACAAACGCGAGCTAGCCGAAGAACAGAAAACCCAACACACCCGCAACTGACCATGGCCGACGACGTAAAAGTAAAGTTTAGCGGTGACTTCTCTGACGTCCCAAAAGGCGCCACGACCGCCGCCTCCGCTGCGGGGACTGCCATTTCGAGTCAGTTCCAAAGCCTAGCAACGAGTATTACTTCAAGCCTTGGCAGCATGTTTGCCGCGACCGCTATCTTTGATAAACTCAAGGAAGGTGTCTCTGGGGCTAGGGAATATTTCTCCGAATTAAACCGAGCCATTCGTACAACTGGTGGCGGTGGCGACGAGTTCCAGCGCGTGGCCGGCCTCGGCAAGTCTGTCGGCGTTGGCATGGAAGTTGTCGCACGATCCGTTGGCTTGTTTTCAAAGTACATCGGCCTTGCATCTAAAGACGTCAAAGGACACGGCAAAGTATTGACCGAACTTGGTTTCACTAACGAACAAATCGCAAGCGGTAACATCACGGCTACCGAAGCCCTTGCCGCCTTAGCAAAGCAACTTGAGGAAACAGGCAACGAGAACCTAGTTGCCGCTAATGCGACCATTATCTTCGGTCGTGCCGGTCGTGAGTTGCTCCCAATCATTCAGAAAGGTTCTTCGGCAATCACAGAGCAGTCTAGCCAGTTGAAGACCTACTCTGAAGCAGAACTGCAAGCGGCGGCCGCTTCCGAGCGTGCAGCCGAACGACGAACGGCGGCTTGGAAAAAGTTCTTCAAGTTCCTTTCCTTGGAATTAGATGAACGAGAAGTGGTCATGCTTGTGGGCGAAAGCATTAGAGAAAAAACCAGTCAACTTCAGTCCAAAGGCGTAGACGTGACAACCCCTGAAGGTCGTAGGAAACTTGAGGCATCTATTATCAAAGATTTGCAAGCAAAGGGCATTGGACTTGAGGCTGCACAAGCCGGGGCTGCTGGTTACGCTCGACAGTTGAACTCAACCCCTGGACTGGCTCAGGGCGTCAGGGAAGGCATCATGTCGGAAACAAATAGCCTCATCGAAGCGATGAAAAAGGTTTCCGCAGATTTGAAAGAAACTAAGCCATCAGAAAAACTTTCAACATCATCCGTCGCCGCCCTTAGCGTGTCATCCCTCCAAGCCATCGGCGGCGGTGACATCTCCTCTATCTTTGGCGGGACATATCAGGACACCATGCTTTCACAGACTTCCCGCATCGCCGACGCAGCAGTGCAGACGGCCGCCAACACTCAACCAATGCCGTATCGTCAACCTAGCCCAACCCCGGCGACTAAATAACTTCCCATGCCCTCTACCCGCGTCGATTTCGGCAATGACCTGCTCAATCCTGGCAAGCGTCAGCCCTCTGGCTCCGTCAGCATTGACGCCTACGGCCTCGCCCAAGCGCAACTGACCTTTGCGGTTGACTCCGACCCTGCCAACTTAACTGACGTCATCGACACCTACTCCCTCGGCGTTGATTACCCAGACGACTTGGGCTTCACCATGAAGTCTTACAAGTACCACCTCAGCTCGGCAAAGGGTGGCGTGTCCATGCTGACGGTGGATTACATCGGCGTCTCTCGCGGTATTGATTACACGGACGCACAGATCACAGGCGTGGCCAATACGATGGCCCAGCCTATCGAGACGCACCCAAACTTCACGGCCTACGACGCTCGCTTCAACGCTGGCCCTCTTGCCGGCACAAACTCCAGCCCACAAAACAGTGCTATCTTCGTCCCCGTCAACACACCTCCAGGCGTTGCCCCACAATTTTCCTTTGGCGGCTTTGCGGTATCCAACACCTCGACCCAGAACAAGAAGGCCGGCATCCGTCAGTACCTTCGCCCGATGGTGAACATCCGCGGTCAAATCCTCTTCGGTTTCACAGCCGTGGCTAAGGCTTACAAACTTGCAGACATGTCTGGCATGATTGTCCACGACGGTGCCGACCTGCTCAAATTAGTTGCCCCCGTTATCCCTGGCGGGACCGACCCATACAAAAAGGCGCTCATCACTTCGGTCAACATTGAGGCCATCGGAAGCATTGAGTCAGGCAAGCATGTCGTCAAAGCGACCTACGACCTGATGATTGCCAACGACACCATCGGCTGGGATTTAGACGTCTATCAAATCGCCCCTGTTTCCATCTTCTCCTAAATATGGGAACGGATGCTTTCAATGGCAGCGGGTCTCGGTTCAATTCCCGCTTCGTGCAGGGCGAGGAAACCTATGCCAAGCAACTTAACGACCTTGCGGCTGGCGTTCAAGCCTCCCTGCCGACGCCTTACCTCGGCGGGGGTGCGGCCATCTCTTATCTTCCAGGAGGTTCGATTATTAATGCCCTGCCGGACTCATCTGGTAGTGGAAAACCAGAGCAGTTCCAAGTTCGGGTAAACGGCAACGACCTGTCAGTTGCAAAAGGGCGCGTGATTTGCCGCACAAGCCCAAATGGTTTTAATGGTGGGTGCTTGCGTGAGTATGATGTAATTCAAGCAGGCGTTTGGCCTTTAGACTCTTTTGTTAACGGAACAGATGCAAACAGTCCTTGGGTAGATAATGGTGGGTATTTTACCCTAACACCCCCCGAGGGTGAGGAGTTGGTACAGTATGGCGTTTACCTTATTCTAAACCAGTACCAGATTGCTGGCGGGACTCTTTCGCCCGGAGTCCCCTATCTGGCCATCATGCCATTGGCTGGTGACGCTTGGAACAAGACCCAGCCTTTTGGCGATGAGTCCGCTTGCGATTTGCAACGCTGGTTCAACCTCTTTGAATACAAAAGTGTGACGGTTGAAATCCCAACTGACCCCTATGAAGTGTCTGGAAACTTTGAAGAATCCCAGCAGAGCAAACTTCAGAACTATAATTGCCAACGCATACCCATTGCTCTAATTTCGTGGAATACGAGCTTCTGGGTAACAACTCAGTATTCGATTGGAACGCTCACCATCCCATACGGAGCTTTCTATGCTGGTGTGTATCGCTGGGAAAACACAGATGGCTTCACGCCTCCGTCTTGGTTCACCACCCCTTACTACGCCGGCGCGCAAGCCGATTGGGAGGGCAACTTCACGGACTGTGCTAAATGGGACGGGACGGGTACACAACCCACGCAGAACATCCCCGTCTAGTCTTTACCCTTCCCTGTCTAAGCCCCAATAGACCCCTCTGGCTGGCCCAAGGAGGCGTTTTGGACTGCCGCCCACTCTCATGGCTCAGACTGTCCAATTTAAACAGGGGACGTCCTTCGCGTTTACGGGGACATATACGCAGGACGGCCCATCGGCCCCCGCCGACCTAACTGGCGTAACCATCAAAGTTGCCCTCCGCGATGCTGGGTACAATTACTACCCCCTAGCGGTCACCACGACCTCCCCAACAACGTTTGACGTCACCTACTCGGGCAACACCATTTTCTGGGTAGTCGGCTCGGCTTATTTCGACATTCAAATGACCTACGGCGCAGGGTCGGTCTTTTACACCGAGACCGTTGCGGTTGACGTCCTGCCTTCCATCACCGGCACGCAGAACCCTGTTAACCCCCAATGGGCTTAGTCCTTCAGTTCTTAGAGTCGGCGACCCTCACCGCGTCGACCCCTACCCCTGCGACTGTTGTCGTTGCCACTGGCCTCCCCGGCCCTGGAGCGACCATTACAGTCGGTTCGGTGACGACCCTCGCCGCTGGCTCCAATGCCACGGTCAACAATGTCGGGACGTCGACCAACGCGGTCTTCGATTTTGGTATCCCGCAGGGCATCCAAGGCATCCAAGGCATTCAGGGTATTCAAGGCATTCAGGGCATCCAAGGCCTCAAGGGCGACACTGGGGACACTGGTGTAGTCTATGCGACCAGCCCGATCATGTATGACTCTGGAAGCAAGACAGTCAGCATTCTTACGACCCCTACGTTCACTTCGGTAACGGCTACGGATGGCACCAATGGGACTGTCCTCGGGTCAAATGGCGTAACCTTCACCGACCTATCTCTTCAGACAACGGCTTGGCTTGAAGCCCCCATCAACGGCACGACCTATGGCCGTAAGGATGGAGCATGGGCAACGGTAGACGCTGGCGGTTCTTACCTTCCACTTGCTGGTGGCACGATGACTGGGGCTATCGTCTTTGACGGGACGTCTGGCCAGTACATCTCCAAGGGTAACTTCGATACCTCCCGTGGTGGTAATTACGGGATTAGCCTAGTATGTTCTATCGGGTACGAGTTTAACTGGCAGGCAGGATGGCTGACTACTACCGAACAGGGTAGCGTTACCCCTCGCCCGCTGTATCTTGACAGCCTAGCAGGCACTACCCTTCGCGCGTGGGATAGTAGCACTAACAAGGGAACAGAAGTTTCTCATTCACAAATCAC